GTGGAAACGACTGCCGTAAATTCCTTGAGTGTGGCCCTCCGATAATTGTGTCTTATGGGTAGGCCAGTTAATCACGACGTTAAGAGGGCGATGGCGGCTACAGGTAAATCCCGCGCCACCGTCTACCTTCAGCGTAAGAAGGTGGAGGCACAGCCACTCGTGAAGGCGAAGGGCGGCGGGCTGGACGTGGAGATCCAGCGGCTTGAGGATCTGGCAGCGAGCCTGGGCGAATCGGCAAAGGACGACACAAGAGCCGACCGCTCTGAGCTGATAAGTAACTACACAAAGCTGGTCGAGGCGCTACGCAGGATGAAGGGCGACCGGCCAGACATTGACCAAGCGGAGGGCACGATGGTGCCGGTGGATCAAGCCGACAAGGTACTGGCGGCAAGGGATAACGCACTAGTGCCACTACTCAAAGGGATGGCAAAGCGGTTAGCACCGATCTGTGCCAATCGCCCAGCGGTTGAGGTTGAGGCCGAGGTCGAGAACGAAGTAGGGCAGATCATGCGCCAGGTTGAGGCAGCTCTGTGACGAAAGCCCAAGAGGAGCTGCGCCGTAGAGCACGAATCCGTTGGCACTACGAAAAGCCGCCAGGGGTGATTGAGTGGGCGGAGCGAAACATCCAGCTAGACAGCAGGCTGACGGCTCGGCCGGGTTTATATAACACAACGTGGACGCCTTACGTGCGGGGGGTACTGGAAGCACTGGCCGATCCGGGCGTTCACACCGTCACCCTTTGCTGGGGATCCCAGACAGGCAAGACGCTGACGCTGGCCATCTGGCTGGCGTACAGGATTGCGAACGATCCCGCGCCGGCGTTGCTGGTTATGCCTAATGCGGATTTGGCTAGGTCGTACAGCGAGACGCGACTGACTCCGATCTTTGAGAAGTGCAAGCCGGTGAAGCGACTATTCCCGCAGGATCTGGACGACTTGAAAATCTTAGAGATGCAGTTTGCGACGATGACGCTTTCTCTGGTTGGCAGTAACAGTCCGGCCAATCTTTCCTCGCGCCCGATCTGCATCGCAGTTCTGGACGAGCTGGATTCTTTTGCAGCTCCATCCGAAAAGGATGCAGCCGCTTACTCTCTGGCATTGGAACGGACAAAGGCGTTCCCGCAACGTAAGCACGTTCTGACGTCTACCCCAACGCTGAACACCGGCGACATCTGGATCAATTACCAAGCTGGGACGCAGGAGACTTTCCATGTGCCATGCCATGCTTGCGGGGAATATCAAGCGATGGAGTTTGGGCAGATCCGATGGGATGAAACGGCACGATCGGAGGATGGGAAATGGGATATGCGAAAGGTGACGGAAACCGCCGCTTACTACTGCACTAAGTGCGACGCACCGTGGAGTGAACGCAATCGCCGTCAGTCGATCGAGCAGGGCAAATGGGTGGCGGCAAACGCAAGCTCGGAGGTTGGCCGTCGATCGTTCCGCCTGCCGAGCTGGTACTCTCCAACGATCACGTTCGCTGATTGCGCTAAAAAGTTCCTGACGGAAAAGCATTATCTGCACGGCTTGCAAGGATGGGTGAACGGGTGGAGTGCGATGCCTTGGGAGGATCAGTTTGACGACAACGAGCTAAACAACATCCCACCCGGAGCCTTTGCCAAAAAGCAGGAATGGGAAACAGATCACATCAAGTTGGCTGCAATCGACAGGCAGATCGACGAGTTTTGGTTTGTGGTTCGTGCGTTTGCTAGGGACGGATCGAGCAGACTGATTGAGGAAGGCCGCCGACGAACGATCGAGGACGTAGCTCACACATTGGCCGAGCTAGGCGTGAAGAACATTCATACGTGCATCGACTCAGGATACGAAACTCAAGACACCTACCGCATCGCCGCCCGTTACGGATGGACGGCGATCAAAGGTGAAGAACGCCAATACTTTTACATTGAAGGGCAAGGTGGTCGGATGAAGTCGGTGCATAGCTCAGATCAGCCGACGGACGCAGGCTGTCGCCTTCTCCTTCTCAGCTCACCGGCCTGCCAAGATTTGCTGGCTTGGTTGCGGAGAGGGCAGGGGCCGCTGTGGGAAGTGGCACACGACGTAAGCCCAGAATACCGCGAGCACATGGCCAGCCATAGAAAGGCCCATCGTATTAACCGCAAGACCGGCAAAGACGTTTATGAGTGGATTAGGGTCAAGGGCAGACAAGACCACTTATACGATTGCGAAACTTACCTAGCCGGATTTGCAGTGTGGGGGAAGGTGATTCAGGCGGAAGCAGCGATGGCCCAAGAGGCGAAGGTATGATTGACATGATGGAAACGGAGTCGTGGATCGTGCTCTCCTTTTTTCCCTTTGGATTCAGGCGTCTAAAAACGCCCAGGCTCTTGTCCTTGCCTTGGAAGCAATCGCAGCCGGCCAAGCCACCGTCTTTCAAAACGGAGGCCGGACAATGATTAACGCAAGCGTGGCCGGTAAATCCTTCAGCTACCAAGTCACCGCCGGCATCACTCCCGTCGAGGTGGCGAAAGCAGCTTTAGACGGATGGCGTTTGATCCAGGGTAAGAACGACGCCGAGGTGGCCGCAATTTTCACGGGCGATCAGAGCCTAGTCACTTACCCAAGGTTTAAGGAAACCACCTACTAAAATGGACATCGTCGGCAAAGTGATTTCCAGCTGGTCGCGCATGGTTAATGCCGCCCGGCACGATCCACGCAAGCGCCGCTGGGTAGATGCCCAACTGGCCGACACAAAGCTGGATGTCAGCTCCGCATCCCGGCAATCGATCGCCGCTCTTTCCCGTTGGCTTTGCTATAACTCGGCCATCGTTCGCGGCGCGATTGATACGATGACGCGGAACGCAATCGGCGCTGGGATCAAATGCCAGGCACGCACAAAGGACGAGGGCTGGAACAAAGCGACAGAGGAGTGGCTGGCGATGTGGGAAGGATCTTGTGACGTGCGTGGGATTCTTACCTATCAAGCAATGCAGCAAGTGGCAACCCGCACCATGCTACGCGATAATGAAATTTTTATACTTTTGACTGATAACGGCGACGGCTGGCCGATGTTGCAAATGGTGGAAGGGCACCGCTGCGAAACTCCATCTTACGTCAAAGACGACGCCAAGATTTTTGACGGTGTTCGCATGAACAAGTTTGGGCGGCCTTTGAGTTACTACATCCGCACCGGCATAAACGGCGACACGTTCACAGAGGTGCAGGCTGCCGATCTCATTCTGTTGGCAGAACGCGACAGGGCAGACGAAGTGCGGTCACTGTCTAAGCTCGCATCCTGCATCAATCTGCTACTGGATCGGGACGAGATTCTGGACTACGAGATGCTCGCTTGTAAGCGGGCAGGGCAGATCGGGATGGCTATCGAATCGACAACCAACTCTGGCCCCGGATTCTTTAACCCGACAGAGACTGATTCAACAAACCTAACGACCGACAACCTTTTCGGTGGTGGCGCATTGGTTAACGTACCGATGGGCAAGACACTGCGTGAGATCAAAAACGATCGGCCTAGCCAGAATCTACAGCAACACATGGATCAATACATTCGGGCAGTGGCTTCCGGGCTTGGCGTACCCTACGCCTACATCTGGTCGCCCAACGAATTGACCGGCCCCAGCCAGCGGTTCGTTCTCGCCCAGGCACAACGCCGATTCGATGAGATTTCAGACGCGGTGATTGAGCAGATGCTGAAGCGGGTTCGTAAGTGGGCACTAGCAAAGGCAATTAAACGTGGCGATCTGACTCCGCCCAGGGGAATGGCGATGTGGTGGGAAGCGGTCTATCACACCCCAGCTCGCACCACAATCGACGCTGGCCGGGATAGTGCAGCGGATCGTGAGGATCTAAAGATGGGCATCAAAACACTGGCCGACATCAGCGCCGAGCGCGGATCGGATTGGCAGGAGATCGTAAATCAGAAGATTGCCGAGCAGATCTACATTAAGCAAAAGGCACAGGAAGCTGGGCTGACTATGGCAGACGTACAGATCACTGGCGCACCCGCTGCTCCTGCTGAACCTGTGGCAGTTACGCCACCGGCCGCACCGTTGCCAGAGGATACGACCGTTCAGCCACAACTTGAGAAAGCGATTGAGCCAGTGCAGGCATCGATTCCATCTACAGAAACTTTCACAATGCGTGACGAGCCAGATTTTACCCTTACCCCAAAAGAAATGAACATGGTGGTGAAGGCGATCGGGATCGGGGCAAAGCCGAAAACAAAAAAGAGAAAGTAGTTGATTAAGCCTGCTAGGTGGGAGCAGGCTTAGAGCATGACAGGCGTTGGAGGCTTTATCTATGTTTTGCTTGCTGTAGCTGCTTTCTTTTTGCTGGTACTTCTTTTGCTTTTGCCTGTGTTCGTTTTCCAGATTTCAAACTCATCGCTACGCAGTGAGGCATTACTAAAAAAGGCCGTAGCAGAACTAGAAAAGATTAACGCACACCTGACTCCGCCGCCACCACCGCAGGAGTAATTTGACACGCCATGCGCGGGCATGGCTCAAAAACTATTTAAGGGAATTTCTGTCATCACCGCTGGCCCCGCTTTGGGTCACGGGATGGTCATCGACGCAGACACTTTGGAACAAGTCGTCCGGGCTGGAAACGATCTGGGTCAGGTCAAGGTACTCTCCGACCACAGCTCTAGCGTTTCCAACATCATCGGTTACCTAGAAAACTTTACCTTAGACGGCGGCCGCGTCCGTGCGGATCTCACCTTATTTGAAAGCCACGAGGGCTTTGCCTACTTCAGCGAACTGATCGGCACGCTCCCTGGGCAGATCGGGTTCTCCATCAGCTTCAGTGGCGTACCTAGGATGGCAGAAGACGGCACCCAACTGGCTGACGTCAGCACGCTCGATTCTGTGGATCTCGTGACTACCCCAGCGGCCAATCCGACCGGCGTTTATTCTGCACGGGTTGACACACGTAAATCGCTTAATATGGACACAACCGTAAAAGAATCAGCGCCGGTTATCGAAGCCGCGCCCGAAGCACCGGCGGCCCCGGCGTTTAATGCCGAGCAGGCCATCGCCGCTCTCTCCGCCCGGATCGACGAACTCGTCGGCAAA